CTTTCGGAATTGGTGCAGTTATAGGGAATGCAAAGGTGGAACTTCTTCAGAACGCGAAAGCTCTCATCTTTCCGTCGCCTCATGAAGCAGGTCCTTTCACAGTTCTGGAAGCGATGGCCTGCGGCACACCTGTTCTTTGTTATAATAAGGGTGGAGCAGCTTCTTACGTTACAGATGGAGTGACAGGTTTTTGCGCAGAAGACCAAGAGGAGCTTGCGTGGTGTGTAAATGGTATCGAGGACATTGACAGACAAGCATGTCGAGATCATGTATTACGTAATCATTCAAAGCAAAACACTATTCTCATACTTGAATCTCTTCTCGATAGATTAGTTAACGGAGAGACATGGTAAATGGCTATACGTGATGGGCAGGAATACCTTGTAGATTACCTACGGGTAATTTGTAGTGCAGGTACAGCAGATTATGAATTCAATGGTGGGACGTACTGGACAGATGAGCAAATAGTCACAATCTTAGATCGTACCTTAACTGTGCAAACGAATATAAGTGCAGAATCTATTTACCAAACAGAAGAAGGTTCTGCTGTATATTTTCAATATGATATACATCATACCTGGTTTGAAGATGTAGAATCAGGCACACCCTACTACAGAGCTTATGATGGTGAAGGTTCTGCTATAGGCACAGAGGAATACACACTTGATCCCTTAAACGGGATAATGCGTTTTATTGAAGATCAAGCAGGAAGTGCTGTAAGGGTGGATCTCACTCTGTACAATATAAACAAAGCTGCTGCGGAACTCTGGCGACAAAAAGCAGCACATATAGCAGAGGTATCTTATGATATTGTCCTTGACGGACACAAATTCACAAGATCACAGCGGATAAGATCTTATATGCAAATGGCATCTGAATACGATTCTCTCGCAGGTTTCACGAGCATACCTGTCGTAAGAACTGACATTGTAGGAGCGTGACATGACTCTTGGGTTTATGTCAGATGCGGATTTACAGGATATACGAAGTCAGGCAGAGGGTTTTATGTCAGACACTTGTCTTGTTCTCACGAAAAATAATACAATTGACGCTGCGGGTAATATGTTAGAAGTATGGACAGAAACAGGTCCCTTCGACTGTCGTTTTGCCCATATAGAAAGAGTGGAAGGTACATTCGGTGGAGTAGCTTTTGAACGCGAATCGTCAAAAGTATGGTATGTCGTGTCTCTTCCTGTGGATGTTATTGTGCAGAGAGGGCAGCGTCTCAATAGGGGTGGTGAGATTTTTAATGTACTTCGAGAATTTAATGATGAAACTATCACAATCGCGAGTAGGGTGCTTGTAGAAAGTCAAGAAGGAGATCAGGGGTAGTTTTTTTTTGTGTAACACCCTCTTATTACTAAAGATATTATACGGAGTTCTTTATGCTAGAAGCAGAGGTGATTATAGATTTAAGAGGTGTAACGTCTTATCACACCACTGTGATAGAAGGCTTTTCACGTTTTATAGGAGATCTTGCTATCGAAGGGAGATCGGAGATAAAGGATTCTTGGAGTGAGATTAGTCCTTCATCCCCTGGACAACCTCCTGCTGTAGTAACTGGGCATCTTGACAGGAGTGTTGAGGCAGATCTTTCTCAGACAAAATCTTTTATGGCCTTCATCCGAGCGAATGCCTTATATGCAGCACCTCTTGAATTTGGAACTCATAAAATGGCAGCACGTCCCTTCTTTCGTCCCTGGGTGACGAAGCAGGATTCTGCTATTCTTGTCGGAAAATTTAAGACAGGAGGTTACATTAAGTGATTTATGTTATACAGGAAGCTATACAGACTATTTTAGAGGATAGTGCAGCCTTGACAACACTAATAGGAGATGGTACAATCAGTTATAAGATTGCCCCTAGTGACACTACCTTTCCTTATATAGTTTTCTATGAAATCTCCCAGAGACAACTAAATTCTAATGCGACTGACGGAATTGATCTATATTTTTCTGTAAGAATTATGTCTGTGAGTAATCTCGTTACACAGCAGGCGGCAGAAATAATACGAAATCTTTTTCACAACCAAGCTATTAGTATCACGGGATGGAATGTATATAGATCAAAAGTGACAAATCAAACTGTTTTTCTGGAACAGGTAGAGAGAATCCAAGTATACAAACAGACAATAGATTTTAGGATAACGATGAATAAGGAGTCATAATGGCTGCACCAACTCGATATACAGGAAAGGACCTCTACGTAGAATTCGGTGGGGTGGATCTAACAACCGGTCAAAGAGCATTCTCAGTGTCGCGTGAGCAAGAAACTGCTGATACGACTGCTGGCGCTGATGATGCCCGAAGTTTCAAAGCGACTGTGAAGGCGTATACTGCAACTCTTGAAGTTCTTGCAGATTCTAGCACTGCCGGTACTGCACTTCTAGCTGCAATTAAAGAAGGCACAGAAGGTACTCTTATCTGGGGTGCTCTTGGTACAACTGCTGGATTACCAAAGAGTTCTTTCCCCGCAATTGTTAACTCTGTAGCTGTCACGCTGAATTTCGATGATGCTTCAGTTTACAGTGTTGAATTCCAGGGACAGGGCGCGATGGTAGAAGACGAATTGTTAGGTTCAGTTTGGTCTTAATATTCATATAGGATAAAAATTCATGAAACAAACTGTCAAGTTTTCAATGAAGAACGTAAAAGCACGGGATATTTCTACTTTTAACAAGAAACTTCATACAGACCCTCACGAGAATTTCGATACCTTTGCGGAGTTACTTGCAAGAACAGTTCTTGATGCTCCTGAAGATGTGAAAGCTCACGGTCCTTTGGATGATCCAGAAACGTATCTTAGTCTTCCTATGTGGTTGGAAGAGGGAGATGAGGGCATCCTTTTCATGGAACTCGTGGAGGGTCTAGGGGATGCGTTGGGAAAACTCCTAGAGAGTACGAAAAACGAGTCGCGTTAAATCTCCATTTTGGCGGAGCGCAAGCCCCTTTAGGTGAGTGGGAACTCGATTATCTCGCCGCCGTCATCTGCCAACACTATAGCTATACATTAGATCAGGCTAGAGATTTATCTTATTACGATACTTTCATAATGCTCGGAGCGCTTAATGCTCAAGCGAAAGTATCTAAGGGCTAAAGGGGTTTATGGCGACTACTGTAGGAACGATTGAAATCGTTCTTAAAGGTAATGCTAAACAATTTAGCAGAACACTAAATGACGCTGAACGTGATGTGAATTCTTTCGGATCGCGTTCAACGTCTACTATGGGTGACATCGGACGACAGATGTCTACTCGCCTTACTGCTCCACTTCTTGTTGCAGGAGGCTTAATTGCGACTGCTGCGATTCAGTGGGAATCTGCATTTGCCGGTGTGAGGAAAACGGTAGATGCGACTGCGGATGAACTTGCAGTGCTTTCCTCGGAATTAAGAGGTCTCGCCACAGACAGTGGTTCATTTGTTTCTGGTATGGCTGGTGCTCATCAAACTCTCGCAATGATTGGAGAACTTGGTGGGCAGCTTGGTGTTGGAGCGGCAGATATAAGCACCTTCGCAAATACCGTAGGTGAACTCACGATGTCTACAAATCTCGGTGCAGAAGAAGCTGCTACATGGTCTGCACAGCTTATGAATATCATGGGCCTTGACATCGCTTCCAATATACGTCCAATGGGCGATGCAATTGTAAATCTTGGTAATAATATGGCGACGACTGAGCGAGACATCCTTCAGTTCGGTCAGCGTCTTGCGGGTGCAGGCGCGGCAGCAGGAATGTCGATTGATGAAGTTCTTGCACTTGGTGCTGCCGCCGCGTCAGTCGGTCTTCGTGCAGAAAGTGCCGGTACAAGCATGACTCGTGTTATGATGGATATGCAGACTGCTGCTGCAAGTGCTGGCGGAGGTTTTGTATCTGCTGCAAGTCTTGCTTTAGGTGCGGGTGAATCTCTTGTAGATCTAGAATATGATCAAGTTCAGGTTAATCGTCTTCTAATTGATGCACAGGGACGTTTGAATAGTGCACTCGCTGATGGGGAACAGCCTACAGGTAGAATGTATAATAATGTAGAGAATCTCACGCGAGAACTTGCTGAATTAGATGGAGAAATAGCGGCTGTCACAGGAAATGTTAATCGCTTTGAAGCATTTGGGGATGTCATGATCCCATTTGAAGAAGGCAGTGATATGCTGGCACTTTTCGCAGATACATTTGGGAAAACTACTGAAGAAACAGCAGATCTTATAAAAACCGACATGTTCGGGGCAGTACAACTTTTCATGAGTGAGTTCGGTAAATTAAGCGATGCTCAGAAAGCATCACGTCTTGAAGAACTCGGATTTGATACAATTCGTGTGTCCGACCTCATCCGTCGTTTAAGTGGTGATACAGACGTTCTCGCGCAGTCGCTATTACATATAGGCCCAGCGGCAGAAGGCGCTCTTGGAGAAGAAGCGAAGAAACGTTTTGAAACTACAGAAGCGCAGTTGAATAGATTGAAGAATACCTTTCGTGACTTAGGTATCACTCTCGGCAGCATACTTCTTCCTCCTATTAACGCAGTAGTTTCTACATTATCTAATCTCTTTGTAGGACTTGCTCAGATGGATGATGCTACAGCCTCTATCATAGTAGGCATTGGCGCACTTGTTGCAGCTATCGGGCCAACTATACTTCTCTTCTCCAAATTTAAGACGATCCTTGCTGCAATGGGTCTCGGCCCTATAAGTCTTGCAATCATGGCAGTCGCGGTAGCACTTGGCGCTGTCACATCTAAAGTCGCTACCACTATACGAGAATCGAGTGTACTTACTGCATTATTCCGAAGTTTGCAGACGCAGACAAAAATCCTCTTTGGCTTTTTTGGGAGATTCGGAACTGCAATTACGACTGTAGGAACTGCAATAGTGAATTTCTTATTCCCGACTCGTGAAGCTACAGATGAGATGGGATTTTTGGAATCGAAGCTAATAACACTTTTCACTTGGCTGAATAATACAGCGGCGGCTATCACTCGCATTATAACTCCCTTCGCTGATGCAGCAATTGCGGCAGCAGATCTTGTAGCGATCATCTTTGCACCTGGAACTTCCACATTTATAACTGAAGAGATGGAAGCTGTTGATAGAATTTTCGAGAACATAGCAGGTACAAAATTCTTCAAATGGATTTTTGGTGAAGAAGGAGTCGCGTCAACTGCTACAAATGCAATTGTTGCTCTTGCAGATAAAGTGAAAGACTTTCTTACAAGTGTCGTAGATTTTGATTTTACAGAGTGGAAAGCTGCTGTAGGAGAGAAAATCTCAAAAGCATTGTCAGAAATTACTCTTATAGCTACTCCAATCCTTACGAGAATTGGAAACGCTCTTCTTGGCACAAAAGATCTATCTTTGTCAGAATTTGGTGCAGAGCTACAGACACGTATTCAAACACAAATAGATAATATAATTCTTACTGTACGCTCAATCTGGACCATGATTGCGGATGCTTTTACACAGACTCCTCCTCCTGAATCTAAAGGCAGAATGCGTAAAGCTCTTCAAAAACGTATGCAAGGATCCATCTCTGAAGGCATAGCCTCTATAGACATACAGGTTATAGTCGCTGCTTTTAGATTAAAGATTTCCGAATTATGGGCTAAAGCTGTTTCTATTGCAAATTCTTTCAAAACTTCTCAAGAACTTGATTTAGGTATTGTAGATACCTTTGTTTTTATGGTGGATGAACTCACTGGGATTAATATACCTGAAGAATTCACTACCCGCCTTACATCTCTTGGTGATTCTATAACAGAACTCGGAAATAAGGTTAAAACAGGACTTAATAGTAAAGAATTCAAAATTGTAACTCTCGCAATCTCCGGGTTAATCACGCGCTTACAGACTGCTCCAAAAACAAGTGAATTTTTCAAGTTTCTTGGTGGGCCTATTGCTGTTGTAGCTATGGCTACAATAGGAGGATTGATCAGGCGATTACCCGAAGTCTCAGAAGCAATTAGAAGTTTTGTAGAAAATATTTCTGAAGGGGATTACACAGGAGTTCTTCTTATTGTTGGAGGCGTATTTACTGTTATCGGTATTGTTACAAAAGCTATAGGTGATATGATAGCAGGTAGAATTATAGAAGGACTTCCTGCTTTAGGTACAGCTATAGCTACTTTTGGAGATGCGGTAACGGCTATAACAGATGGGACATTTGATTTACAAACTCTCAAAGACTTAGCCGGAGCTTTAGGAAATTTATTACTGGCTATCAGTACGGGTGTACTCGATGCTTTTGTATTAACTTTACGAGATATTGCTGCTACTGCTGGATTAGATGAGGTAGTTATAGCGATAGATACTTTCCGCGAAAGACTTGAACTCGTACCTCAAACTGCTACGATGCTTGCCTTTCTTATACAACGGAGTTGGGCGAGTATAGGGTTAAGTTTCAAAGAACTTCTCAATGATATGACTCGTAGATATAGAGAATGGGTGGAAACATTGCCTGAAACAGCCCAAAGACTTTTTATTGCCGTAG